TTGTAGTTAAACGTAATGTATCTAAAGGTGAGTATGATTTAGAAATGATAGAGTATAATACAATTAGGAGAAAGTATGGAAGAAAATAAAAAAATACCTATGTGGATTCGTGATGAAGATAAAACATATGAAAATGAAAATGTTAATGCACCACAACATTATCTACATGGTAAAAAAGAAACAATAGATGTAATTAATGATTGTATGACTAGTGATGAGTTTCATGGGTATCTTAAAGGTAATATTTTAAAATATGTTTCTCGTTATAAATTTAAAGGAGAACCACTAGAAGATTTACAAAAAGCACAATGGTACTTAAATAGACTAGTAAAGGAGGTCAGTAATGGGGCAGGTTAAACAGGCAATAATAGAAGTAGAAGATTTTGTTGCAGGGTGTTTGAAAAAAGGTAGAACTTTAAATCAAACTATAAGAGATGCAAGAGAATCTGTAGCAGCTAAGACTAATCCTTATTTAGATGATGAGGAATTAGTTGAGAATAAATACTATCAATTTAAAGGAGCAGAGTAATGAGAGATATGTTTATAGAAGCCTTAACAGCTAAGTATGAGGCAGATATAAAAGTAGCTAAAGCTACAATAAATGTGTACATGGATAAGTCTGTAGGTATAGGTGAACATCCGCAGTTTATACATGAGATTGATAAACAATTAGAACTAATTGCTAGTGCTGAAGAAAAATTAGAAATGTTAAAAAAACATTATCCAACGGATGATGATATACCATTTTAATAAGGAGGAAAGATGGACAAAGAACCAAAACCAAAACAATATCTTGTTGATGCTGAACAACTAAAAGACATGATGAAATACCTTATGACAAGGCCGTATGGCGAGGTGTTTTCTTTAATGAATCAAATAGCTCAACTTAAACCTTTTAATCCAGAGAGAGATAAAGATGTCGGAAAAAAATAATATAAATAAATTTACTGGTATCTTATTTGAATTAAAGATAGGATTAAACAAAGATAATGCAATAGTAATTGATTATGGTGGTAAGCCTGTAGGTAAAATTAGAGAAGCCCTAAAGGCATACCCATACCATGGTAACTTATGTGCTGCTGTAATCAATCATGCTAATTCTATTGGTAAAAAATTAGAAAGTGACATACGTCAAATAATACAAAAGGTATAATATGGAAAAAAGAAATATAAAAGAACTTATAGAAAAAGAAGCACCCAATCTAAATAACTTATTAGATCCAGAAGATGTTAAACAGTTTCAAGGTTTAACTGAAGAACTAAGAGATACATGGACTAAAAAACAAATGTTCAGAACTGAAACTGAAATGCAATTTTCTGTTTTAAATGATGCAAAGTATCCTACTAAAGCTGCTAAGTATTGGCAGTGTGTAAGAGAACAAAATGTTTTTCTTGAAAATTTAATGAGTCTTTCATTTGATTATAGAAGAGCAGAGGTGAAGATAAAAAGATTACAAGAAAAATTAGATAAAGAAGAAGATCCATTAAAAAAAGAATTGCTACAGATTGATATAGATGAGAAAGTATATAGTAAAGCATCTATGCAATTAGTTGCAAGAGATAGAATGAGAGAAATAAAATTATGGTCTAAGTTTAAAAAGAAATTTGATGATGGTTCTTTTGATACTAAAAATGTTAATACACACCAATTACATTCATACCATTTAACTATGAAAAATAAAGCAGAAACCTTAACTGAAGGTTCTTCACAGCCAGAAGTGTTTAATGTATTAGGTCAATTACAATCTATTGAAAGAATAAAAAAAGAACAAGGTCAACTACAGCATGAAACAAAACATAAACTTACACACGAACTTGGGGCAAAGTCAGAGTAGGAAATTATTTTTTCTTGTTGCTATGCCAAGATCTGGTAATACTTTATTTGCAAGTATCATGAATCAAAACCCAGAGATAGCAGCAACCCCTAACTCTATTACATTAGAGATAATAAAAGATTTAGTCTTACTAAAAAAGACAGATGTATTTTTAAATTATCCAGATCATAAATCTTTAGATAATGTACTAGACTCTGTGTATGATATTTATTATAAAGATTGGCCACAAAGAATTATAATTGATAGAGGGCCTGTAACTACGCCAGGTAATCTTGCAGTAATGCAAAAACACTATGGTAAACCTTTTAAAGTGATAGTGTTACTTAGAGATTTAATGGATGTGCTTGCATCATATATGCAATGGTATACAGAAAATTCTGATGCATTTCCTAATAGATTTAATTTAAATAGTGATGATGAAAAATTAAGTATGATAATGAATAAAGATGGTGCTGTTGCTAAAGATTTAGAAGCTATTAAAAATGCCTATAACTACCCAGATATATGTCACTTTGTAAAGTATGATGACTTAGTTACCAATCCAGAGCAAGAGTTTAAAAAAATATATAAGTTTTTAGATGAGCCTTACTTTAATCATAGGTTTGATAATCTGGATCAAGTGTGTGTAAATGGATTGTCATATGATGATAGGGTTGTTGGAAGTAATATGCACAAGTTATTTGATGGGCCAGTTAGAAAAGTTTATAACCCTTATATAAAAAAAATACCACAACGAGTTAGAGAAAAGTATGGACACATCAGATTTTAAATTTATATTTTTAGGACAATCAGTGTTACGATATCAAGTGCCACTTGATGTGTATAATATTATTAATCATGCATATGAAACTAAATTTCAACAACTAGCACCAGCAAATAAACAATTAGTTGGTAAGATACAAAATGAACACAGTTTATTTTTTAATGGTGAAGATAATAATAAAATGCACAAGCACAACCATCTACCATTAAATGTATTAAATTGGTTTGAGTCAAAGTTTAAACATTATTTAAATTGGAATAAAATAAAAGAATATCAACTACATCTTAATTCTATTTGGGTTAATCAAATGAAAGAGCATGAATACAATCCTGTGCATGTGCATCAAGGTTCTTTGTTTACAGGATTATCTAGTGTTATGATTTTAAAATTACCACAACAAACAGGTATAGAATATTCTGCTTCTGATAAACCAATGAATGGACAACTACAAATACTGGGTGCTACAGGTGGTCAGTTTGCTAACGTAGATTATGGGCCTAAAGTACAGGAAAGAGATTTTTATATTTTTCCATATGACATGAGGCATTGTGTATATCCTTTTAATGGCCCAGGTATAAGAAGAACTTTAGCTGCAAACATGGATGTACAATATGATCCAATTAGAAACAGAGGAGTAAGTTAATGTACGAAAATACACACATATCAGAACCTAAATGGAAAAGTTGGATAGTGCAAACAACCACACCATTGTTTACACCAGATCAATGTAGAAAAATAATAGAATGTGGTAGAAGTTTAAAACCACAACAAGCACAAGTAGGCATGGGTAAACCTGGAGGTGGAACAGATACAGACAAAAGAGTGACTACAATATCTTGGATTCCATTTAAACAAATGGAACCTATGTATCGTGACCTTGATAAATTTATACAAAAAGCAAATGAAAATCATTTTGGTTTTGGTGATATAAGAATAACAGAAAATGCACAGTTTACAGAATATCCAGAGGGTGGGTTTTATGATTGGCATATGGATTGTGATGTAAACATGCAACACGAACCACCTGTTAGAAAAATATCAATGACATTATTACTCAATGACCCATCAGAGTTTGAAGGTGGAGATTTAGAACTTATGGCTCCAGGTAAATTTGCAAAACTTAAACAAGGTCATGCAATTATATTTGCATCATTTTTAAATCATAGAGTTAATCCTGTAACAAGAGGTGTTAGACAATCACTTGTTGTTTGGTTTGGGGGTAAACCATTTAGATGATAATAGAAAAATTTTTTCCAACATTTGTCTATGCTAAAGATATAGAGATAAACAATAATCAATTAGCACAAGATGTTATTACATGGTCTAACAAAGATCCAGGAGTTTCTAAAACTAATGTTAAGGGTTGGCATTCAACAACTGATATGCATACAAAACCAGAGTATCAGCAGTTAGCTAGAGAATTATTTAAAATGCAAGAAGAAATATTTGTTAGTGAACATTTGGATAGAGGCCCTAGATTAGGTAATATGTGGGCTAATATAAATCCACCAGGAGGTATGAATCAACCACATGTTCATCCTAATTCTTTATTTTCTGGAGTATACTATATAAAATCACAACCCCAATCTGGTCGTTTAAAAATATATGACCCTAGACCTGGGATACAAACTGTAATGCCCCCAAGAAAACCAGGTAATCCTGGTAAAGATTTATGGAGAGAGGCATATATTGAGCCTATACCTGGTAGAATTATAATGTTTCCATCTTGGTTGTGGCACTCAGTTGAAGAAAACAAATCAAATGATATAAGAATATCAGTAAGTTTTAATTTTATACAAGATGGCTTTCAATAAATATCAAGTTATAAAAAATGCAATTAGCTATGAATTAGCTAATTTTATATTTAATTATTTTTTACTAAAACGTGATGCTACTGCATACATGTATCAAAATAATATTACTTATGATAATGGTATGTTTGGTACATGGTCAGACCAGCAAGTACCTAATACTTACTCTCACTATGCAGATCCTGTAATGGAAACATTACTAATGAAAGTATTACCTGTAATGAAAGAGGAGACAGGATTAGAGTTAATACCTACATATTCCTATGCAAGATTATACAAAAAAGGTGACATACTTAAACGCCATAAAGATAGACCTAGTTGTGAGATATCAACTACAGTTAATTTAGGAGGTGATCCTTGGAGTATATTTATAGATGGTACTGGTGCAGATACAGTTATAGATGAATACAAACAAATACATAAACCTAATCAACCAAAAGGTACAGAAGTATTGCTTGGTATAGGGGATATGCTTGTATACAGCGGATGTGAATTAGAACATTGGAGAGAACCATTTCAAGGTGATGTATGTGGTCAAGTATTTTTACATTACAATCATGTTAATGGGCCATTCGCTAATAAAAACAAATTTGATGGTAGGCCTATGTTGGGTTTACCACCAATAAAAAAAGGCCCCTAGAGTAAATACTCTAGAAGCCTTTGTTGTTGCCTGCTGGGGGAGTCTTTATGGCTCCCCTTTTTTATTTTGTATTAACAGTTCCAAGCACGAAGTGCTTTATTAATTCTACTATTAGGATCTCTAGCTGTCTTAGCAGAAGTAAGTTTTTTCTTCATCCCTTTCATCCTTGCACAAAAACTAGCACGTCTTTTGTTGCCAACCTTTTTACTAGGGGCCTTTAGATTGCCTCCTGTTGCACGATTGTAAGATGCACGGCCTTTAGCATTTAAGCCTCCAGACGGATTCTTCCCTTCTTTACGTTGCCATGCTGGTGTTTTAGCCATTATTTTTTCCTTACTGTTTGTTTTGCTCTAGCAAAGTCAGATGCTCTAGGTGCACCTTTTGCACCTTTCTTACGCATTTTACCACCACGCTTTCTTTTAGCATGGATGTTAGCATATAAACCTTTTCTCATTATTTTTTCTTTTTCTTTCTAAGCATAGCAAAATCTTGCCTAGTTAATTTGCCATCTTTATTTGCATCTAATTTTTTTCTTTTACCCATTACTTTTTTTTTCATAGGTCTTCCTCTCATTGAACCATAAGTTCCTTTTCCCATTGGCATTATGTATATCTCCTATATTGTTTTGTTTTCTTTGCAATGTTTTTCGGTTGTTTCACAAACTGTTTTCCCTTCTTTGTTCCTTGGCGTTTTGCTTTTGTCGTTGCCGCATACTCCGCAGATGACATTGCTTTGATTGCTTTCTCTGGCAAATATCTTTCCCCAGTTTCCGAAGACTTCTTGCCAGACTTCGTTCTCCATTTTTGCTTTCCCCATGCTTTTAGACTCCTTTGACTTTTAGCAAGTGCCATTATGTTTTTCTCCTTTTTCTTATATCTTCTTTACCTTTTTTAAATATAGATGCTACCTGTGTCTTACCCATAACCTTTGCTCTTTGTTCTCCAACAGTTAATATTTGGATTTTTCGTGCAAATGGTTTAGATATCTTCTTAACCTTTGCAACAGTTTTACGAGCATCAGCAGTAGTCGCAAACTTAATACCAACAGTATCTTTAGGATTCTCATCTGTGTAGAGCCTCCTACCAGAACCTCTTGGTTTCTTGCCTGTTCCTACTTTAGGATCTCTTTTTTTTGCCATTACCTATTACACTTTGTAAAGATTTAGCTTGTCCTGCATGAGTTTTAGAGGCTTTCTTTAAACCTTTAATAACTTTTTTTATTTTTGCTTTTGATTTTTTCATGTTCTTACTTTGTATTTACCTTTCCAATAGTTTTGTCTTTGAAGTAATCTAACTTTATATTCTAGATCACTAATTCCTAATATTTTTTTAATAAAAGATATCATTATTTGTATCCTCCACCAGCTTTTTTATATGCTTTAGCTAAAGCCTGTGCTTTTCTAGCTGACCATTGCCCTGCACCTGTGCCATGGGATGCTTGTGCTTTTATCCTGTTAAAGATTTTTTTTCGCATACCAGGTTTGGTATAGTTACCTGCTTTATTCACTGTGCTTTTCTTTTTCATCTTTTATCTCCTTGTAATCATAATCATAACTGCCTTCTTCATTCTCATCAGTTATCCATTTTGATGTGTCTTCCACAGACCATATCTTAGTATTGACTAATCTATGTATGAGAGGTTTGCTAGGGTCAGCTGCCATAGAAGGATCAAAAATCCTTAGTCTATTGTTGGGTTGAATTGCATAGTTACCATCATCTAATTCTATTACATGTCCACATTTATGTTGATCTGGTTTTTCTGCATAACCAAAATCTAATTCATTATAGTCACCAGCACACCAATCAATTGTAAATAAATATGTACCTTCTCTTTGTTTTTTTCTTCTAGATGTATATATCATCTTACATCCATCTAATTGATAGAATCTAGTTACACTTACATTATAACTAAAAGAATCCCATAACATTAATTCATTTAAAGGTAGTTCTTTTACACCAGGTTTTTTACAGAAAGCTGATATAGGTGCTCTCCACCATATGCCACCATCTGTCATCATATAATGAAACAAAGGTACTTGTTTAGGTATAGATGTAAAACCAAATACTACACATTCAAAATATTTATCGTGTGAATCTTTTTGATCCCTAAGAAAATTACCACGAACATAACATTCTATTGGTGGTATATTAGCGTTAAGATACATTAGTTAGCTAATGGATTAGAAGATTTAATTTTAATTTCTTCTATCTGTGTCTTTAATAATTCTATTTCTTTTTCAAGTATTTTTACAGCAGAATCATCATGTGAATGGTCAAAGTCATGACTATGAGAAGTGTCTTTATTCTCTAATGCTGTAACTTTTTCTTCTAGTACAGCTATTTCTGCTGACCAATCTTTACCACCAGATGCTCCCTCTAATGCATCTAGTTTAGTTACAATCTCTCCATACTTTACAAAGCCACCACCTATTGCTGCGATAACCCCAAGTAATGCTGCTACACCTGCTAATTGATTTTTTATTTTATCCATTTTTTAATTGCTCCAGTTCTATTAGTATTTGTTTTTTCTTTAAATTTATTTGATTTAGTTTTTCATTTACAATAGCTATAGGATCTGTTGACGTATAACTAGCTAAAGTTCTATCTTCATATAGCTGTCTTAAATCCTGTATTTGTATTTGATCTAAATAAATATCTTTACTTTTATAGAAGGGTACATCGTATAAATCAAGAGATGCTTGGTCGCTTGCCATTGCATCTAACTTAATTATATTTTTTATTTGTAAATTCTTTGATATATCTTTAATGTCTTTATCAACTTTATCCATAATTTTTACTAGGTTAGCTTTGATTGTTTCTTTCGATTGTATATTTTTTTGCTTTGTATTACTTTCATTCTTAACTTCGGCAGTCTTAGTAGTTTCGCTATTGGGTTCTTCTTCTTTTTCATTAGGTTCCTCTGCCATTTTTGTAGGTTCTTCTTCTATTACTTCTTCTTCAGTAAACTCTTCTTCAACTGCTTCTTCTTCAAGCATTTCTTCTTCAATCATAGACTCTTCTTCCATGGCAAACTCTTCTATGATCTCTTCTTCCATCATTTCTTCTTCGATTACCATTTCTTCAACCATTGTAAGCATAGGCTCAAAAGATAATTCTTCTTCCATTTCTGGTTCTTCAAAGAAAGTTATAAACTCTTCAAATAATTCTTCTATTTCTACAAACTCTATGTATTCAAATACTTCTTCTAAATCTTCAAATACTTCGCCAATCTCTTCTACAATTTCACTATCTAATACAGAACTATCATAAGTCATAGTAACAGATATATTGTCTACATTTGGCCCACCTAAAGTTGCAGGTGCATTAGCATCTGTTGCAGATATATCTATGTTACCTGTGTATGACCCTGTGCCATTATA